TGTTTGTGAGAGCGGAATGGGGTCTGACCCCTTGGGAGGGTGAGGTTTTCCGCTCGTTAACTTCCATTTATGATTACGGAAAAGATCGTAGTATTCTTTGCGTATATAACTATATTATTATCGTATATGGACAATTTTACTTCCCCACCACTATGTACCACCATTATGCTTCCATTTACTGGGTAGTATAATGTCTGTTCTATCAGTGCTGTTCCATTTATGATGATTTTTCCTTTTTGCACTGTTACATTCCCGTTATATAGTATCTGCCAACCGTATTCCGATACCCCATACGATGAGTTGTATATTACAGTAAAACTAGGATTTACGATCGGATATATTGTACCTGTGGGGGCGAATCCGCTTATAGATAAGACAGCAGTTTGAGTATTATACAAATAGAAGGTAATTACATAGGGAGAGTTTTGTGAAATAGCAACAGTAGGGTCTGGTGCTGTAACGTTTACTATAACATAGTCGTGCGGTTTTAGGATTATTATGTTTGGGTACCAACGATGACTATTAATTATAGGCACCAATACATATGTTTTATTGGTAGGGTTTTGTATGCATATCGTTATTACGTTGTACTTATTTATTTCTCCTATATCGTAAAAATCCAATACTTTTGCATGCAATTGCGGGTGATAGAAAAAAATAGAAAACGTGAAAAGAGATGGTATTATAACTACTAACATTAGTACAATTTCAAACTTTTCCATCTTCCATCATCCATTCTACGTATTGTAACGCAAAATAAAACGTGAAATATCCCAAATCTCTAAAAGAGAATATCCATATTAACGCCGGAAGACCCCAAGCCAATTCTTTCCTATTATTATATAATAGGATTAATGCGAAAAGAGACACCTCAAGTACGGTATACACGAATGAGGGGATAGGTAACCCGAATGCGGTAAGAAGTGAAAACGAAATGCCCTGGTTTGCAACCGGTTGTGTAATAGTTATAACGGACGCAAGGTATTGCTTTGAAATGAAGGGTATTGATGAGAGCAGTAACGGTAACGTGAATTCTGTTATCTTTCTAAGTTTTTGGTTTTCAAATTTAATTAGAAGAATAGCTATCAATATTGCAAACTGCTTTACGTCTGCAGAGATTCCCAGGAGGAGGTATCTCAATCTCTCATTAAATATTGCAAGAAACGCAATAGAATATGCGAAAAGGTTCAGTTCTTGCCCTGTCGCAAAATCGTACGAAAGTGCAGGAAATAGGAAAAAAGATGCGATGAAAACGTTTTCGCGTCTTTTGAGGAAGGAGTACGTAAAAGCTAAAACAGCTGTTATTACGTTTACTGTTTCAAGGTTATGCAAAACTGCAACGCTGATGAACGATAATGGGGGGTAAATATAGACGGACGGCAAAAATGAGTTTGACGTAGTGCCGGTCACAACGTTATACGGAACGTGATATATGGAAAACGCTTTAGCCATTGAGTAAAGGTACGGATTTTTTCCGTCGAGGAATAAGTGTGACGCATATAATATTATTGCTTCTTCATCCGTTAGGATAGGTAATCCTGTCATTATATTCACTACAGCTGTAATAGTCGCAATAGCAAAAGCCGAAACAATGAGTATTCTTTGCCTTACGAATATAGAGAGCATACCTAAAGCAACAACGAGAAATGCTGTAGGCAGTAAATACGGTTTTCCGTCACCTAAAAATGCCGTTCCTAGACTGGTTAAACCTAGCCCTGCAAAAAACCATGATATACTATCTTTCAATTTTTCTTCCATAATCGCCCCCTGTAAACCACGATGAAATCCCTATCTCCTACAACCTATCGGTACTTATTGGAGTAATACCTAACGTCTGTGCTATTTCGAGTGGAGATAACATTTCTACTCTCATTTTCGATGAGCTTACTCCTGCAACTTCCATGATACTCCTTTCAAACGCTAACAAAAGTAACACTACTAGTTTATGTGCATCATTAAGCTTAGCTATTATATCATCATAATTTGCATCGATTGATATCAAACTATGAAGCTCTGAAAACTTTTCAGACAATTCGTCAATGGAAAGACTTGAAAACCTATCCGTCAAAATCGATAATAAAATCTGGAAATTATCATCTATATTATATGGGGTGCCGTAGAACTGCAGAGACCCGCTCTTAAGATCTTTTGTTAGAATTAAGACATAATTGTTTAGGATTTCTTGCACAGTTGTTATTTTGATGGCTTCTTTTTGGGTCACCTGCCTTGTCGGTATGATAGCTTTTTCCCTGATTGCTTGCCTGACCAGGTTTGGGTCAACTTTTACAATATTCCTCTTCCCAAGTGGCGATAACTGAGGTTGTTGTTGGGTTTGTTGTATTTGTGGAAACAGTTGCGGTGGTGCAGGCGTTGTCGTGCTTGGTATTTCATACGTGGGTTCTTGTTGCTGTTGTTGTTTTTTAGTGTTGGAGTTATTTAGGCTCATGATAATTTCTTTCCCCAGAAGTCGTTTAAAAAGCGGGTTTTAATGCTCAAACACCTGTTTGAGGAAGATTTTTAAGTTTCTAACGCCAGATGTTTTTATGCAATTACAAGCACAAGAAAAGAACAGTGAAATTTTGTCGTCTTCTGCTGATGTTACTACTGTTGCAACACGGTTTAAGGACGAGTTAGATAAATACGTTGTCGGAAATGAAGACGTCAAAACAGCTGTGATAATAGGACTTTTGACAGGGTTTCCTACCCTGCTCATCGGAGACCCTGGGACTGCAAAAACGTATACTATCGAAATCCTTTCGAAAATGATCGATGGGGTTAAACCAGAAGAGCTTTTTATAGTACTCGCTCACGAGGCAATGACACCAGAAGACATTTTTGGAAATACCAACCTAAAAAAATTGAGAGAAGAAGGAGTACTAGAATATATTACTGAAGGCTTCTTGCCTTCTGCTAAATTAGTTTTTATAGACGAGATTTTCAAGAGCAACAAAGTCCTTGCCGAATCGCTGTTCAGAGCAATCAACGAAAAGAAGTTCAGAAATGGAAGTAAAGAGATCTCGTTACCGTGGCTAGCGTTCTTTTCTGCTTCAAACGAGGTGAGGGTAAACACACAAGCGGACAGAGCATTCCTCGATAGGTTCAAGGTATTTGCTACAGTTCTTTTGCCTAACCTGGAAGACGTGCAAAACCTCAGCTCAATCACAGAAAGGTATTATAAAGTCCTCACAGCAACTAAGCCTACTTCCATCCCAACTGTAACGAGTTATGACGAAGTTAAAAAAATACAAGATAAAATTCTTTCAGATTCCGCCAAATACATAACGGAAGATATTGTACTCGAAGCGGTGAAGCAGGCTAATCTCATCCTAGGTGCAATAGCACAGGCTTTGCAAAACCCAAGAGCGTTTAGTGATTCCGGAATTGTCAGGTCGTACTTCAGATCGATGGGTGGATATCTGACAATCAGCGAGAGAAAATTCAAAAGTATAATGCAAGTCGCTAACGCATTACGTGAAATGTTCGGCAATTCAACAATTACACCAGTGCATACTGCATTAGCATTCTATCTTACAATTCCATTCACCCCAGAGCTAAAGAATATAGTATCTTCTCTAGTCCCGACATTGATCAAATCGTATTTCAACACAAGTGGATTGAATAAGTCTTCTCTTGATATTGATAGCCTGGTAGAAAGTATTTCTAAAACAGCAGAGAAAATCTTTACAGACGAAAACCTAAATAAGTTGCTAGCCGACACGTCGGCTTACGCTGTAGATGTTATTACTAAATCATTTCCAGCGACGACGCCCGAATTAGCAAAAGATAGAGCAGATCTTGTTAAGAAATTTTTGGAGGTAACAGATAGTACTGGTGACACACTGTATAAATTGAATAATTTTATAATAGCTCAAGGTACCTTATACGATATTGCAACTAGGTATGCCAATAATGTTAAAATAAGGACTTTAGCACAGAAACTGCATCAAAGTATTGTATCTAATGTCTCTAACAAGATAGATATAGATCGTATAAAAGCTAATGCAATGACCCAGCTCGATAAAGCTTATAGCAAGATAAAAGCTGAAATTGAAAGTAAATATAACGAACTAATGAAACTAGGAGGAAGCGACGAGAACAGCAAACTTATCGCAGGGATACGAAAATTCTTCCCGCAATTTTCGGACGCATTACCAAGAGGAGCGGTAAACCAAGAGCAAAAAGAAGTAATAATGAAGCGTCTTGACGATACTATAGGTGAGGTAAGGACTAAAATACTAGCTTTCATAGACACATTAGAAACAATTAAGAAGAAACTTTCACAAATTACACAAGTGACGACGTGAGTATATTATGCAAAGCTTCTTTAATAATAATGAAGATGATGAGAGAGAACTAACAGAACTAGCAAACACTATTTTTGAAACACTGATAAATGATTATGAACGTTGGTCTAGATATCTTTCAAGTACACCCGACGCTATGGATAGTTTAAGAGATACTGTATATAAACTTGTCAAGATAGCATCAGAACAAAACAAACTTCTGTTGCAATTCCCAGCAGTCCTCGCTTATTTTGTTTATAATTTTTTAAAAAATATCGATTTAGATAGAATAAACGACATAAACGAAAAATTAGACAATATTCGGCGTATGATACAACGTAAAAACTTGCAAGGTTTATCATTCAGCACTATCAAACAGCTGTTACAACAGGAATTACAGGAGAAAAAATTCAGACGCAACAGACCCAATAAAGGAGAAAAACAACAAGAACAGCAGAAACAACAAGAAGAGCAGAAGCAAAGCGAAAATAAACAAGGCGAAAAGAAGCAAAGTGGAAAAGGAGAAAAACAACAACAAAAAGGTGGAAAAGAAGGAGAAAAACAACAAGAGGGAAAAGAAGGGCAGGAAAGTGAAAGCGAAGGGAGCCAAGGGCAACAAGGACAGGAATTAGGAGAAGAAAACCAGGAGGGTAACGAGCAGGAAAATGAGAAACAAGGGCAACAAGAAGGTGGAGAAGGGAACCAAGAAGAAGTACAACAAGGAGAAGAAGGGGAACAGCAAGGTGGAGAACAGCAAAGTGGAGAAGAAGGCAACCAAGAGGAGGGAGAAGAAGGTGGAGAAGAAGGGGAACTAGGAGGACAGCAAAACAGAGAAGAGGGTGAGGAACAGGGAAACGAAAACGAAGGACAACAAGGACAAGAATTAGGAGAAGAAGGGCAACAAAGCGGAGAAGAAGGAAACGAAGGAGAACAGGGCAATGTCCAAGAAGGGCAGGAATCAGAAGGGGAAAGCGAAAACGAAGGACAAAATAGTGAGGAACAAGAAGGGCAAAACGGTGAACAAGGAGGAGAAGGTGAACAAGGGGAAGGGCAGGGAAACGAAAACGAAGAGAATCAAAGCGGGGAAGAAAGCGGAGAAGGTCAAAATGGCGAACAAGGAGAAGAAAGCCAGGAAGGTAACGAGCAGGAAAACGAAGGACAAAGCGGAAATGAAGCAGGTCAAGGTGGAGAAGAAGGTGGAGGACAAGAAGGAGAGGAAGAGGGTGAGGAACAGGAACCAGGAGAAGGGCAGGAAAGTGAAAGCGAAGGGAGCCAAAGTGGAGAAGGAGAAACCCAAGAAGGTGAAGGACAAGAAGGTGAAGGAGGAGAACAGCAAAGTGGAGAAGAAGGAGAACAAGAAGGAGAGGAATCAGAAGGAGGATCACAAGGAGAACAGCAAAGTGGAGAAGAAGGCAACCAGGGTCAAAATAGTGAACAAGGACAGGAATCAGGAGGAGAAGGGCAACAAAGCGAAAACGAAGATATTATAGAAGACCTCGAAAATAACATAGATGAAGAATCAAGGATTTTAGATGAATTGCAAGAAAGTCTTCAAATGTCGTTATCAGCGTTATCTATTGGGAAAGGCTCAGGAGGAGGAGTATTAAAGGATATCAATCCTAGAGTTTTAGAATTATTAGAAAGTGCTAACAGGCTTTTGGCTCTGGCTAATCAAGTTGATTTACAGTACGCTAACAGAGGCGTTAAAGATCAGGGAGGGGTGATGAAGGGAATAACAACTGGAAATAATGTCAAACATATGTTTAAGAGCCAACTAGTTTTACCAGACGAGATTTTCCTAGAACGGTATACAAACAGAGCCTTACTCCAAAGAGCGGTAGAAAATGAGGGCGTTGGGGACTTATATTTCATGATAGACAAAAGCGGGTCTATGGGAACTTTTATGCCGAACGGGTACACGGCGTTCGAAAACGTTTCTGCTGTAGCCTTAGCTTCTGCTATGGAAGCAGAAAAGAATAGTAAGAAGGTGTTTGTGCAATACTTCAGTTCTTCGACAACCGAGCCTATAGATGTTAACAACGTTTTCGAACTAGCTCAGACCCAACCTGGAGGAGGAACGGACATGATGGTTGCACTAAGACAATTCATGGAATATTATAATAACTATCCAGGGTTAAAGGACGTAAAACAGATCTTCATACTATCTGATTTTGAGACGAACTATGATACTACGCTTTCTCATTTCAAGAACTTTGCAAGAAATAATGGATTAGTGGTTACGTGCATACATGTATATAATGATGAAGTGCCTGATGAAATGCAATACATAATAGACGAAATCTGTGATGAATATTATAAATTTAATGATTATGATGCCGGCGAATTATTTTCAGCCGTGTATTCAAAGATTTAGCTCTTTTTAATACTTTATGACCCAAGTTAAGATCATGAAATATTATGCAGTTAATGTGAGGACGTATTTACCTGAGCCTGTAGCAGAATATTTCGTCAACTGCTTTTCACTAAAATTGCCTAACCAGTATTATGAGGTTAGTAATGTAATAACATTTAGAGATGAGGAGAAGAAGGTAAGCGTCAACGTGCCAGCAGACCAAGTTGGAGGCATTACAGACGTATTACTGGCGTCTGCGTTAGATTTTTATATAGCACTAGCCGTTTGCACCGACAATAATATTTCGCTATACCGTATGATAAAAAAGGCGAGAGCAAAAGTAAAGGAGACGCTAAAAATAGATAATATAAACCTCGACCCCGAGTTTCCAATCTGTCTAAGTCTAAAAGGTGGCAAATGATGCCAACTGAACTTACACCGTCTGATATGATTTCATTAATATCTGAAGCTTTAGGGGACAAAGATGAGGAGGGCGAACCAGAGACCTTGATAAAACTATTACTACGTGATGATTTGCCTAAACAAACGAGGTTAATTATTCTTAACTGTATCGTGAAAAACTGCGGGTTGCAGAAAAGTTTATCCATATTAGACCCATTCGTTCCAATAGACGAAATACAATCATTAGAGACATTGAAAATCGATGGAACGAAAATACTTGCATGCATTAATTACACAAAAGTTAGAGATTGTTATTTGATAATGTTAGCGAATAGATATTTCCAAATAAAAAGAGTAACTAATCCTAACGAATTATTACAGAAGATGAAGCAACAAGGAGGAGGAAAGAAACAAAACAAAGATCTTATTTTGAGCAAGCTCGGTGGCGAGGACTTATGATATGCGAAGTCGTTGCAAGTTCATTTAAGCCACGGGACGGTGACGTTGTGAACGCCGACATAACAAACATACGTTTTGCATACCCACCAAGCTGTATCTTCTCGTCTCAGTACACGCAATTCATCCATGTTGATCATCCTTTGCCGAAGATAAGCCGTCTAAAATTCAAGAGAGAGAATGGGGAAGAAGTGAAGGACGACAATTACGTAGTAATAGATATTGGAGATGATTTCTTAGTTTTACCAATAGAAGTTTGGAATAAACTGAAGGAGCTTATATCGACTTACCTTAGTGAAGGAACTTTGCACGGAGGTATCCTATTGTACGGCGTCCCTGGCACCGGTAAATCATACATTGCTACTAAATTACTTACAAGGATTCTGGGTTTGAAAGCAATTGTTAAGCAACCTACTGATTTCTTGACGAAATACGTCGGTGAACCTTACCAGTTGCTAAACGATTTCATAAATAGACAACTATTTTCCAACAAACCTTCCATCATAGTTTTTGACGAGGGAGAAAGGTTTTTACTAAAAAGAGGTGGAGGGGGTGAAGCTGAAAAATTGGTAGAGGACAATATGAAGAATATATTATTAGAAAAATTGCAGGAATTTGCGGATTCGCAATATCCTTCGATTCTCGCATTAACTACTAACGCTTCAATAAACGATATGGAGGACGCAATGCTGAGGAGGTTTCCGTGGAAAGTTTATTTCCCTCCCTATTCGCACACCGTTTATGAGTACATAGCCAGGAAGATAACTACACAAAGAACTTTCAAAGTTGAGGATAAGGAATATGATACACAAAAACTATCGTTTTATGCATCTGCTACCGGCATTTCTGTAGCTGAGTTCAGGACTATAATACAGACTGGGACTATCTCTTTTCTCAGGTCAAAAAGTAACTTCCCGAGGAGACTTGTGCCATTCGAATTACAAGATAAGGAAAGTATTTTAGATATAACGAAATTGCCTCAACTCAGGCGTTTTGATATCAAAAATAAGAACATAAAAATGTTATGCGAAGGAGCATTATATACTATGACTGCAGTAGTAACAAGCTATTTTCTTACAATTGAGAATAGACCCGTTTACCTTATAGATTTACAAGAGTCCACTTCACTCAGGTATGGAAGCGACGATATCATAACATTACTCAAGCAGGAAAACAAACCTGTCGGTATAATTCATATGCATGGCAATCTCAACATCAACAAACAGCTGTTAATAGAGCGTCTACTCGAAGAGGATAACGTTAGTTTTGTGGTAATAACGAGTTTTGATAGTTCATTATTACAAGTACAAACATTGAAGCTTCTACCTAGGATTGATATAACACAATTGCCTGCAACTGACACCGACATTTTGAAAAAAATATTGTACACCGTAGACACATTTTACGGACTGAAGTTGGACATGCAAAAAACTATGAACGAACTGTACAGAGAGATGGATTTCAGAAAAGCTATGGACGTGTTGGAGAAAATGATCGCCATGACAATCTAAGCGACGAGCCTCGCCCATTCTCGGGTCAGCTAATAACTTTTTAAACAGCTGTTTGAGAGATATGTATGATGAGTGCAAATAATCGTAATAAGCGTCTTTCTTCATTCGAGACGTATGCACAAGCTATAGCGAAAATACTAAACTTAATATATACACTTGACCAGCTTTCGCAGTATTATGACCTTAACCAAATCTCTACACAATATCTCAACGAGCCATTTACTCCTATTTCGTCACAAAAAATAGCAAATTATTTTGGAGGTCAATACGACAAAATACCGAGCCTAGTTCAACAAACTCAGTATGATCCCGTGGCATTGGTGACGAAGGCATATCAAATTGCACAACAAATTCAACCAGATGTGTTAAATTCCATCGCGTCAATGTACGGCGTCGAACCGCAAATAGTAAAATCGTTACAGGTCTACCTACAAATAGCACAAGTTTTGCCAAAAATAGTTAATAATCAGTCTGTTCAAGTCACCAGTAATACGCAATATACAGCATCACCTAATGTGATGAAAAACTACTGACCCTTGATGTCGAGCTGACCCTTAATGTCGAGATTGCTGAAATTTGCCATAGTAGGAGGGGTAGGCACAGTGGTGAACGAACTAGTATTTTTATCTGCTACTAAGCTTTTATCCATATCGATATCATTAGTATTAGCAATTGAAATTTCAATAATTTTCAATTTTATGTTAAACGATGTATGGACATTTAAAGATAAGAGAATAGGAAACACATGGAAAAGACTACTTAAATTTCATATGTCGTCAGCTAGTGGGGGAGTTATTCAGTATATTGTGGTAATTTCAATTATCGTGGTCATGTTTCATTTTAGTAATGCTTCGGAAATAGTGGCAATATTGTTTTTTACGTCTTATTTAAAACTTAAGTCTTTAGTACTTGGCATAATCAATTTCATAGGAATAATTTCTGGATTCATCGTAAGATTTATAACAAGTATCAAATGGGTATGGGCTTAACTTTCTAGAAAACTATTAAACATGTAAAACATATGTTTTAATATGGTTTTAATGGTGAGAGTTAACAGAGTGAGAGTTAACAGAAAGACCATATTCCTAATCCTGCTATACTTATTTTTCTTTATCTTACCGTTTTTCCTGTTAACAGCAAAAGCTAGTCTTATCCAACAAGAAGTACCTATATCAGTTAATGTAAACGCAAACATTTCGCAAGGGCTAATTTACATCGCTCCACTTCCACAACAAACCCAAGTGTTCGGTCAAAATTACTACGTATCAAACTCCTTGGGTTATTATGAATATTCATATTTGTTCTCAGCAACACCTCCCTTGCTGGTATGGTACGAGCCAGCTCCTTCAACACAAACTTATTATTTCGTTTATGGGGGAAATACTCAAGCTAGTGCCGTAACGACGGGCGTGTTTAGTTTTTACACTCAGTTCTATTATCTCAACACATCTATCTTCAATGTATCAGGCGTTTCGTTACTGGGTGGGTCATTGGTACTAAACGGGCAAAATAGTCTTGTAACTTTTACAACGACTGCGTTGCGTTATACATCTGCAGTTATACTTTACACCTTTCAATCTTCAGCTGTTGTGACGCCACCTGAATTAATATATTCTGGCTCAATTCCTTCAGGTAGCATAGTTACGCTAAGCCTTTTCTCATATTCCAACTTACAGACAATTCCTTCGTATACAGCGTTTCCTTTCGGGTCTACGACCTGGGTTATGGCTTCCGACGGTTACGTTAAAAGCTCACAATTCACAATTTCAAATTCACAATTTACATATAACGCCCAAGTGGCAGGCATGCCGAACGAAGAAGTTGCCCAAGTCGCTTTGCCACAATCATCTATGTACGGATTTGTGTTTGGGTCATCAGCGTCTTTACAGTACCCTTCTACTAAATATTTAGCACCGCAAACTGTAGCCCCACCATCCATTACGTTTAACGATACTTTTGCGGTATCTCAAAGTGCATCATACGGTTCTAATTCCGTACTGTTAGAAGACCCAGTCTACTTCTTTAACCCCACGTTACTTAACGGTTCTAATATCCTAGTGTATAACGATAGCAAATGGTACTCTTTACCAGTGCAAGCCAGCAATCTGAAACTTGACCTAAACCATGTAGACATGTATATTTTACCTTATAACTCGTCTTCCAATTACATTTCCTTCGAAGATATACCAGTAGGTAGTACAATTTCAGTCAAGTATGCAAACGGCTCCACATATTCTGTTACCGCGAGCGGACAAGCTGTAAACACAGTAGGAGGCGTGAGTTTAGTTGATCTGAAAATTTATGGACGGAATGTGATAGGGATATCGATCCAGCCGTCGTTAACAAACACACAAATCAATTACAACATGCTTGTTGGGTTTACTGACTTTTTGCACAAAGCTGGGCTGATAGTAAATACGACAGGCGTATATGTATATAACTCTCAAACAGCTGTTACAAAGCTGGTAAATAATCCGCAATTCCCAGCTGATGTTGCGGTTGGCTATGCAGACATAGGCAATATATTCTATCTCATAGGTTTCTATTATTACCCAGGGTCTTTTTACACATTCATAACGCCTATGCCAAACCCGGTCGCGTCAACTGGTATAGTTCCTTATATTAATTATAATGGCACAATACCGCTATCGGTATCAAGTATCGGTACAACACTGTCTTCCGGTCTGTATTATGAAACTACAGGTATCGTATCAGTTGCAACAGGTTTGCCTTCACCATTACAGTCTTCCGTGCTTAGTTTGACGACAGCTCCGGGAGACGCAATAGTCAATAACAATAATACAGTCTACCAAACTAAGCTAACAAATTCGTCGTCTCTAACACTAGTAGGCTTCACTGGGTATAACCTTGTTGTACAGTATGGGAACATACAATCACAACTTCTCATATCCAGTAACTATTACCCAACAAACCTGCCAACAAACTTACAAGTAGTTGTTACAGTATCGGAATCCTCTAGGTCGATAACAATTTCCACATCACCACTACCAGTGAAACCAGTCCAGGTCGCATCATTCAATGTTACTAATACAACCAATGTAAAGTATAACGGTAGTAGCGGATCTTCATTTACAACTAATATACATTCAACAAATAATCAACTAATCGGAATTATAACATACTATAGTTTTCTAGCAATAGCTGTAGCATCTTATCGTTATTCTTCTCAACTGTGGTCTTCAACGTTGTTTCTTAGTTTCGCTACTCTCTCTATAGGTCTGCTCTTTGCTAACTATATAGTACTACCCTTCAGTATCGGTGCCGTAATATTAGGCTTCATATTCAAAAGGCTAAACCTCTGACGACAAGAAGCCTCTTCCCAAGAGAAGAGAAAAAACTTATATTCATCTCAAACATATGTTTTAGTGAGCGAATGGAAGTGTACTTACTAAAAGTGTACTTACTAAACTTGTATCCAGGCTCCGTCACTGTTACAGTAACTGATAATACTAATGGGAACTCGCTAACATATACACTATCACAATATCAATACGTCGACATTTCATCCATGATATCATCGCCAAACGATAGACTCACAGTACAAGTACCTGGTGTGGGTACGGGTAATATACAACTTTTTCCTTTTAACGCCCAAACAATATACATTACTCAAAATAATATATATTCAAACTCTTTACCAGCAGTTGCCACACTAAAAGAAATTCTCTATGACAACATTCTACAAGACATGAATCTTGAGCTTGCAAAGGTATATGAAGCGTTGCTCTCACTAATTTCTGCGTACGCTTCTGGGAAATCGCTATCGCCAGCTACTTTATCTAACGTATCGTCAACTCTTCAGCAAATTAACAATATGTTACAAAACGCTATACAATTTGAAAATGAAACTTCAACAAGTTTCGAAGGAGTATCTGCGTATCAGCAAGTGTATAATAATTTAAATCAAATATACGAGTCGCTAACTAACGATACATTGACAGTTGGGGAATTACAAAGTTTACAATTACCTAGTTATAGCACACCAGAAGCCGGTACTATAGCTTCTATTTATACACGGTTCCTTAATAATGCAATTAATACTATGGAAAGAGCTAGCTCACAGAGCAGTTCTACTCCTTCATCGTCATCAACTAGCACTCCAACATCTACACCAACTAGCTCACAGAGCAGTTCTACTCCTACTCCTTCATCGAATACTTCTACTCCTTCATCGTCATCAACTAGCACTCCAACATCTACACCGTCTACTTCTACTCCTTCATCTTCTACTCTGTCTTCTCCAACATCTACACCAACTAGCTCACAGAGCAGTTCTACTCCTTCATCGTCATCAACTAGCACTCCAACATCTGTGTCGCCTTCATCTCCTACTACATCCCCAACTTCGAGTTCTACCACATCTCCAACATCATCCACATCTCCTACTACAATATCTCAGGGTCAAGTGTTAGCTCAGATACAGGCAGGCGACATAAGTTCGCTTCGATCAGAAATATCAGAAATACCCCCGGAGATGCTTCCAGTAGTT